ACTGTATTAGTTTTTAATTGCTTTTTGATCTTTTATAATTTAAATAGAGTAAAAAATATTTATTACCCGATATTTTTATATTTAAATTCTAATATTAAATATTATTTTTTTGCTAGTTTTTTTATATATAACAGCAATCATATATATGAATTAATGTATATGATCCGATAATTTATATATATCATATCATCTATATGAATTTTTCCTGCCAGTCAACTTTTTTTACTGATAGTAAAAAGAGGGGCCAGGCCCGCTACAAAATTAAAATTTGTCTTAGTCTATAACCCACTACACAAAAAACGAAATTTCAAAAAAACTCGTACAATCTACTATTAAGTGTTATACTTAACAATAATGATTATCATTTGCATTTAGAATATGAAAGAAAGACTACCGCCTTTAGCACCTCAAACGCCTTTTGAGGAAAAAAAGGAAGAAAAGCCAAGAAAAAGAGGAAATCCAAATTTCTATAAAGGGATGCCATCTTTAAATCCTGCTGGGAAACCTAAAGGTACGATGAATAAGTATGCGGCTCTCTCAAGAGAGTTAATGAATGAGAATGCTGTAGAGATCGTAGCGACTGTATTGAAAAAAGCTAAAGATGGTGATGTCCATTGTCTGAAGATGTGCATGGATAGAATTTTACCAGTACAAAAGGCTGTGGACTCAACTAGAAATAAGAATGATGCCCAGGTTATTATTAATGTATCTTCTATAGAGTCTATTGAGCAAAAGGCTAGTGAATATGACGAGGCTGAGTTAGTAGAGCCAGAAGAGAAGAGTGATGATGAAGTTATTGTTAATGTAGGAAAGAATGTCTGAACTTAACATTGATTTGCATCCAGCACAGTTGCAGATCTTTAATTCTAAAAAAAGATTTAAAATAGTCGCAGCAGGAAGACGATTTGGAAAGTCCTACCTTTCTGCTTGGTTATTATTGATTAATGCCATACAGAGCGAATCTAAAGATGTATTTTATGTAGGGCCTACTTTTCAACAAGCCAAAGACATTATGTGGGCGATGTTAAAAGACTTAGGTAAAGATCTAATAGCACAGGCCCATGAGAATACAGCAGTACTCACCCTGATTAATGGAAGAAAGATCTATTTAAAGGGATCAGATCGTCCTGATACGCTTCGCGGCGTTGGCCTAGCATTTTGTGTACTTGATGAATATGCTTCAATGAAGCCTCAAGTCTGGGAACAGATCATAAGGCCCACACTTTCAGATGTGCAAGGTGGTGCGTTATTTATCGGAACACCAGCAGGAAAAAACCATTTTTATGATTTGTATAAAGATGCTTTTGAGGATGAAGATTGGGATGCTTTCCAGTTTACCTCAACAGATAATCCCTTTATACCAGAAAGCGAGATACAGGCCGCTAGTAAAACTATGTCATCTATGTCATTTAGGCAAGAATTCGAGGCATCTTTTGAAACTAACTCTGGCGGCATATTCAAAGAAGAGTGGTTTGAGAAGTCCGAAGAGCCAGAAGAAGGCTCTTATGTAATAGCAGTAGACCCTGCTGGATTTGAGTCTATAGAAAAGGAAAGGAATTTAAAAAGATCGAGATTGGACGAAACGGCTATTGCGATTGTTAAGATAGATCGTGATAAGTGGTGGGTTAAAGACATCCTACATGGTCGTTGGAATGTAAAAGAAACAGCCAAAAAAATTCTTTCATCTGCGATGAAGGTAGAATCAGCTACTGTAGGGATTGAAACTGGGTCGTTGCGAAACGCTATATTGCCCTATTTGGAAGATGAAATGCGTATAGCTGGTCGTTGGATCACTATTGTAGAGCTGCGGCATGGTGGTAAAAAGAAAACAGAACGCATTACTTGGGCATTACAAGGCCGAATGGAACATGGCCAGGTTAGCTTTAATGAGAAAAAAGATTGGAAAGAGTTTCTTGGACAGTTAAATGACTTTCCTAACCACTTAGCACATGACGATCAACTTGATGCTTTGGCCTATATAGACCAGGTATCAGTAGCAGACTTCGCACACTCTATTGAATTGGCAGACGATTGGGAGGTATTAGACGATGTCGCTGGATATTAAAACAATATTTGAAGAAGATATGACAGAAGAAGAGATGGTAGAACTTCTTCAATATAGTTCTGATGATAGTACGCTTGTAAAAAGATACATGGTTGCTTGTCAAATTATCTCTAATATGACAAGTGAAGATTTAAGCGATGTTATGCAAAAAGAAGAGGTCGTTGATTTAACAATTTGTAAGATGTTAGTAGATGGAGTTATACAAGTTGAAGAAGAAGAACACTCAATTCATTAAATGATAACGATTATCACTTGCAATTGAGAATGATTACTGTTAAAATCGGCTAAAATTAATAGAGTAATATATGAACCCTTATTATTTATGAATAATCAAGAAAATAAGTACCAAGCACTTGCAAGTTGGTTGAGTTATCGTCTGGAAGGATGGAGAACCCATAGGAATATTAATTACATTCCAATGTGGGATGAATATTACAGACTTTGGCGAGGAATTTGGTCTGCTGAAGATAAAACCAGGGCAAATGAAAGGTCAAGACTTATATCCCCTGCACTACAACAAGCAGTTGAATCCTCTGTTGCTGAACTAGAAGAGGCAACATTTGGGCGAGGCAAGTGGTTCGATATACAAGATGATTTTCTTGACCAGGATCCTAGTGATGCTGAGTATATCAGAAATTTATTACAAGAAGATTTAGAGAAAACAGGTTGTAAAGATGCAATTTGTGAAGTTTTCTTAAATAGTGCAATATATGGCACAGGTATTGGAAAGATTGTAGTCAAGCAAAAAATAGAAAGAGCACCATCTGAAGAATCTATCGAAGGTACTATGGCTACCACTCGTACTGTTGTCGAATATCCAGCTATTGATGTTCATGTCGAGCCAATATCCCCCAAGGAATTCTTAATTGATCCATCTGCAAACTCAATTGACGATGCTCTGGGGGTTGCTCACGAAGTTATTAAGCCTAGATACCATGTAGTAGAGGGTATTCGCTCTGGAATTTACAGAGATGTACCTCTTGATGGTGATTACGACACAGTTAAATTTGGATATGATCCAGAAACCAAACAAGCAGACGAATCTGACTCTGTTAAGATTTGTGAATACTGGGGAAAAGTTCCTAAACGCTTTTTAAAGGCAAATGCAGACAAAGATGACTTTGAATATGACAAATCTAACGCCAATGAGTTAGTTGAAGCAGTTGTTACTATGTGTAACGACCAACATATTCTTAGAGTTGAAGAAAATGCGTTTATGATGAACGATAGACCATTTATTTCTTATCAACACGACATCGTACCTAATAAATTCTGGGGCAGAGGAGTTTGTGAGAAGGGTTATAACCCTCAAAAAGCTCTAGATGCTGAAATGAGAGCAAGAATTGATTCCCTAGCACTTACTACTACGCCAATGATGGCCGCAGATGCGAGTAGACTTCCTAGGGGCGTAAAGTTTGAAGTGAGAGCAGGAAAAACTGTCTTGACCAATGGTAATCCACGAGAAGCTATCATGCCGCTCGACATGGGTACAACAGATCCTAATACATTCAATCAGGTTGCCTCACTTCAAAATATGATTCAGATGGGAACTGGCTCTGCTGATACTGGTTCTACACAAAATGACACAGCTTCTGGTATGTCAATGATGCAAAGTGCTGCTATTAAAAGACAGAAACGCACTCTAATGAATTTCCAAAACACATTCCTTATTCCACTTATTAATAAATGTATGTGGAGGAAAATACAATTCGATGTAGACAGATATCCTGTTAATGATTACAAGTTTATACCTTATTCTACTATGGGTATTATGGCAAAAGAGTTAGAAATGACTCAAATGGTTCAAATGTTACAAACAATACCTCAAGATTCACCAGCTTTTGATGTTATTTTACTGGCATTATTCCAAAACTCTTCAATACATAACAGAGATCAGATTGTTAATGCCTTAATGCAAGGTGGTGAGCCTAATCCAGAGCAAGAGCAAATGCAACAGATGGCTATGGAACTGCAAATGCAACAAGCACAAGCAGATGTCCAGAAAACATTAGCTGAAGCTGAAGAAGAAAAGGCTAAAGCTGTTAAATGGACTGCTGAAGCACAGAAAGATGCTCCAAATGAAATCGATATTCAAGAGAAGATACTTAAACTTCAAAAAGATGCAATAGGATTAGAGAAGAGTGTAGCAGATATTGAAAACATACGATCTGAAACTGCCAGAAATATTCCAGAGGTTGAACACCTTAAATCTGAAACAATATTAAATCTAGCTAAAGCTAGGGAAGCAGGAAACAAAACAAATATTAGTAATACTGTACAATAATAATGCCAAAAACTGATGAAAAATTTCTAGAAGATAGACTAGGAATGACTGAAACAAGCGGATGGCTTGATCTTATTGCAGATTTACAAGACTTAGAAGAAAGTATTGGTAATGTAAACAATATTAATTCTGAAAAAGATCTTTGGGAAGCCAAAGGTCAGTTGCGGATTCTAAATTGGATAATAAATTTAGAAAATGCAACACACCTAGCGTTGGAAGAACTCCAAGATGGAAATCCAACATAATTCAAACTTCACAACCCTGAAGAGGGCGGAGAAAACACAATGAGTAACAGTATAGTAGTAGATGAAGCACCTCAACAGAGCGAACCCATAACAGAAACACAGGTTGAATCTTCTTTAGATGAATTTTCTAGTCAAAGAAACATACAAGAAAATTTAGAGCCAGAGCAAGTACAAGATGTTGATGGCAATCAAGATATTCCTGAGAAGTATGCGGGTAAAACAATGTCAGAGGTTATTGAAATGCATCAAAATGTTGAACAAGCATTAGGTAAGCAAGGAGCAGAACTCGGTGAACAACGAAAGCTAATGCAGAGCCTAATTGAAGCACAAAATAAAGCTAATGAAACT